CCGACGCTGCCGAGGTTCGCCGTCGAGATGCTCGAGGCGGCCGTCGTCAGGGTGTAGGTGTCGCTCCGCAGGCCGGTGAGGGCCATCGATGCCGTAACGCCGGCGGCGTTGTTGTTGCTCGACAAGAAGCCCTTGTCGACTTTCATCGTCACGCTGTAGGAGATGTCTGCCACTGTAGGCTCCTCTGGTTAGTCGAAGATTCCCGGCGGTGCGCCATTTGCCTTCGCGATGGCGACCAGTTCACTGAGCGACGCGCTCTGCTTCTGGAGTTCCACGAGGTTCTGGTTGCGGGCCGAATCGTCGCCCCGCAGGAGGCGGTTGAGTTCCGAGGCTCCTTGAACCGTCGAAACGTCGGTGGCCTGGAGGGCCGCTCGCGACGGCCCTTGCAGGACGGCGTTCTGGACTTGGTCGGCGAGGCCGAAGATGGCTGGGGCTGTCTGCCGCATCGACTGCTCCGCAAGCCTGCGCTGAGCCTCGGCTTGGGCCCGAAAGTCGACAAGACCATTGCCTTCTTCTGCTTGGCGACCAAAGAACTGCCGGATGTCGTCGAGGCCACGCGAGAGGTCTTCGGCCGCCCTCGCGCCATCGGTCATCGAAAGCCCGCGACCGCGAGCGGCCGCGCCCGCCCTCTCGGCCTCTCTGGTGGATTCGTCACGCGCGCGGCGGACGGCATCGTCTGCCTCGATTGCCCTCGCCTCAAGGCGGGCACGCTCGCGAGTCAGTTCCTCTCGGGCTCCCGGAGCCAGGACGCCAGTGCTGCCCAGCGCTGCGTCGATTTCGGAAACCCGCGACAGCGACCTCTCTGCTTCGCTCGCCGCAGAGTTGACGACGGCCTCATATTCGGCAATGGCCTCGCGGATGCCGGCCCAGAGGTTATCCCGACCAAGACCAAGGGCGGCACTCGCCCGTGCCACCTCAAGGTCTGTCTGTTCTATCTGTTCGGCAAGTTTCTCGTTGCCTAATTCGCGCGCTTTTGCGGCCAAGTCGCCGTAAGTTGTGGCGCCGGCACGATTGACCCCTGCCGCCCGCATTGGCCCATCCAAGGCGCTGTCTGCATTTACGGCCGCCTGTGCGGCCTCTCCACGGCGGCGAAGTTCCTGCGCCTGCTGCACTTGCTGCTGGAATCGTTCCCTGGCCCCGGCTACCTCTACGTCAACGTCTGCCGCGAGCGCCCGCTGTCGCTCAAGGTCTGCATCGGCCTGCGCCCTGGCTTGACGGGTCGCGGGGGTGCTGAAGCCCAAGTCCTGCCGGCGCGCTTCGTCGGCGGCTGACTGCGATTGCTGAAGGTTGGACTGTGCCTCCTGAACCGCCGCGTCAAGAGCTTTCGAGAATGCCTCGACCGATCTCCTCGCCACATCGACCGCCTTCACCTCAAGGTCGCGGGCGTTGATGGCGTCCTGAATCTTGCGGACTTCTTCTTGGGCCTTCTGGGCGGCCTGGAGGTCGCCGCCAGAACCGGACTCTCTCGCTCGCTGTTGCGCGCCAGCAAGTTCACTCTGAGCCTCTTGCAGCCTCTCAGTCAAGCCGTCAAGTTGCGTCTGCAAGCCGACTGCCCCTGGGACGCCTGCCTCGATTGCGTCGGCAACCTTCCCCTGCGCAAGCCCGATCTGCTTGGCGGCGGCGATGGCTGACTTGGAGACTTTGATCTCGAGGTTGTTGGCGGCGGCAGTGGCTACATCTTGCTCCAAAAGAAGTATCGTCTCTGTCAGCGCAACGACTTGGCGACGACGCTCTGCATTGGCCGCCGACTCGTCAAACCCAAAGAAGCCACTGTTCGCTTGAATTTCTCTGTTTAAATCATCCCTCTGAGCCCGAATTCGGTTTGCTTCCTGTTGGGATGCCTGACCTCTCGGAAGACCAGCAACCCTTGCCACGGCAGCGGCCCTGTCTTGCTCGGCCCTCCTTCTCAACTCCTCAATCTCTACTTCGGCGCGCCTTTGTGCGCCTCCAGCGCCTTGGCCCGCACGGGATGCGTTCTCTCTGAGCTGCGCCTCGTCGATCGCGAGTCGTGCATTAACGGCCGTCACGGCTGCATCGGCCGCCGATATACCTGGGCGAGAATTGATTCGGTCTAATGCTTGGCGCTCGCGATTCCTGGCGTCGTTGATGTCGAGTCCCAACCTGATGCGTTCACCGGGGTCTTCGGCTCGCTGAAGCTGTGCCTCGCGGGCGGCGATGATGCCTCGCTCGCGCTGCACGGCAGGGTCAAGTGCCGCAGCTTGCTCTTGGTTAAACTCCCTCTGCTTCTTGCGGATGTCGTCTAGCTGCTTCTGGAACTGAGCAGCGTCTGCGCCGGGCTTGGAAAAGCCGATACGCCCGATCTCGTCGGCGATGGCCCGGAACGCGCCGGCCAGGTCTTCGACCAATGACTTCTGGCGAGCCAAGGCATCGTTGAGCGAGCGAAGCCTGTCCTCGGTGCCGACGGAAGCATTCTGCCACTTGATGTACGCGGCGATGAGCTGGGCGGTAATGGTTACCGCCACGCCGGCGATGAGTCCGTTCGTGCCGCCGAGGACGAACCCCAACTGGGAGATGTTGTTTCCAGCGGCGCGAATCCGCTGGTCAAGGCCGCCCGTGACGCTGAAGAAGTCTTCGATGGCGAAGACGGCTTGCTGGACGCCGAGGCCGATGTTGCCGAAGGCGCCGCGGCCGATGTCGCCGACTCTGGTAAGAAGTTGCCTAATCTTCCGCTGGCTCAGTTGTGGGTCTGCCGCAGCAAGCGTGCGAACGATCTCCTCCCGCAAGGCCGCAAGCTCGCGGCGGCCCTCGTCGGTATCAATTGTGCCTCCTTGGAACAGTTCCGCAGCCCTGACGCGAAGGGCATCCAATGCGGAAACAACCGGGCCTCGGGCTTCTGCGGCAAGCGACGAGAGCCGGGACTGCACGAGTTCGATTTGAGCACTCAGGCCGTCAAGGGTTCTGCGGTCAATTCCCAGCGACAGCCCTGGTGTGCCGATCCCCCCGGCCGACCGCAGGAACGTCCTTGCAATCTCTTGCCGCGATGCCCGCGCACGGCCGACTACAGTGTCTGCGTCTGCTTCAGCCTGCGTAAGGACGTTCAGGAAGCTGTTGCCGATTCTGCGACCAAGGGCTTGCGTGCGAGACTCGATCGTGTCGGCGGCTGCCTCCGCTGGAGTGATTACGGTGAGGTACCCGTCACCGATCTTGCGGCCGAGAGCCTGCGACTGCGCCTCAATCGTATCGGCCGCGGCTTCTGCGGGGGTGATGATGGTCAGGTACCCATTGCCGATCTTGCGGCCGAGAGCTTGCGTCTGTGCCTCGATCGTGTCGGCCGCCGCCTCCGCAGGGGTGATGACGTTGAGGAGTGCATTTCCAATCTTGCGACCGAGTGCCTGCGCCTGCGCCTCGACCGTGTCGGCAGCAGCCTCGGCAGGAGTGATGACGTTCAGGAAGCTGTTGCCGATCTTGCGCCCAAGCTCTTGCCTGCCGGCCTCAACAGGATCGCCGACAACCGCCTCCGAAAGCCTGCCCCTGACCCTCTCGGACGTCAAGAGAACGTCACTGAGCCTCTTCTCGGCAGACGCCGTGTCGACCTTCAGCACCTTCTGCGACTCAATCTCAGCGCGTATCTTGACAGCCAACTGATCAAGCTGGCTGAGTTGCTGCACAAGTCTTCCGACAGACCCGTCCGCAAGGGTGCCAGCCGGAGCGTTCTGTGCCTGCCTCCGAACGTCAGCCGACGCCGCCAGCGAATCCCGCAGCCTCGGGTCTTGGAACGCCAACTCCGTCCCCCGCGGGCCGCTGCCTGCGATTGCCGACGCCTCTGCCAGCCTGTCGGCCGCCTGGGCCGCCTGCTCGGCCTTGAGGCGGATACGCTCGAACGACTTCTCGCCAACGATGCCGCCGCGGGCGAGGGCCGCGCTGAGGTACTCCGCACTCTTCTGCGACGACTTGAGGGCCGGGTCGAAGGCCAACTGGACGCTGGCCGACAGCTTCTCGATCGTCCTCGCCGCCGCCGACAGCGGTTCGTTGACCTGGACGGCCGCGTTCTGAATCTTCTTGAACTGCTCGACAGCCTGGCCCAGCGACGCGAACGTGCTGGTGTCGAACCCCTTGAAGGACAGCCGCTGAGACGCGACAGCCTGAAGGGCGCGTGATACCTTCTGAGACTCGGTGTAGATGCCGCGAAGCGACGTCGATGCCGCCTGCTCGGCCTGCGTCAGCGACGACTGCATCGCCGACGCGAAGGAGCGAACCTCCTTCGCCGACGCATTCAACTTGCTGTTGAAGTCGGAGGTGTTCGCCGTTACCAGCGCCGAGATTTTGCCGAGATACGCTTTTGCCATCGCCTCATCCTTGAGGTGCCTGGAGCTTCATCAGCTCGGCGAAAATCTGGTCGTTCGTCTGCTCTGGCTTGATCGCTCGGGGGATGAACACCGACTCTTCGGGGATGTCCTTACGCTTGTAGGTGCCGGAGGAGGCCATGATGATCCGGCATATCCTCGCCGTCTGTGCCCAGTGATCGGGGAGCGGATACCGCTGGTCGAAGGCGTACCACTCCGCGATCTCCTCGCTGTCAACCTCCTGTAGCAACCTCTTGACCGACATCCCCAGGCACAGGGCCAAGCGGAGGTAGAACCTCCGCTCGGGCCTGTCGGTCATCATTCTTTTCCCAGGTTCTCCACGGCCTCCTGCGTGAAGGCGTTGATCTTCCACGCCGTCTCGAAGACGCGGTTGAGGACGACGCTCGACTTCTTGCCGAGTTCCTTGGCGTCCTCGTCCTTGAAGAGCCG